CGCAGTAACAAACACAAGTATTGCTATTGCCGCTACCCAGATTACTTCTGGAACGATTGATACGGCACGAATTTCTGGCTCTTACACGGGTATTACTGGTGTAGGAACGCTAACCGCAGGCACTTGGAACGCATCGACAATCGGTGTGGCTTATGGTGGAAGTGGCGCGGCTACTTTTACTGCTGGCTACCTAAAAGCAAGCGGTACAACTGCGTTCACGACTGTTACAAGCATCCCAAGTTCAGACATTACTGGTCTTGGTACGATGGCAACACAGAACGCCAACTCAGTAGCGATTACTGGCGGTTCAGCGGCTCTTACAAGCCTCACAACAAGCAGTTTGACTGGCTATCTATATGGTAATGCTGGAAGTGCTGTAACAGCGTCTACAACGATTCCTACAAGTGCTTTATCGGGCAACTTTGTAAGCACATTCTCTGCTGGAACAACTGGTTTAACGCCAAACACCAACACATCTGGTGCGGTCACTTTGGCTGGCACATTGGCGGTGGCTAATGGTGGAACTGGTGTTACATCGTCTAGCGGTGCTAATTCTGTTGTTTTGCGTGATGCAAACGGGAATATCACCACTAACTGCTTGTTTGAAGGTTATGCATCACAAGCGGCAAGCGGTACGACTATCACGCTAACGGCATCATCTGCACAGAATTACCAAATTACTGGCTCTGGTGGTCAAGTTATCAAGTTGCCAAGCGGTACAACTTTGCCTAATGGGGCTTTGTTTACCTTTAATAACAACCAGTCATCTGGTGCTATTACTGTACAGAATTTTTCTGCTACAACAGTAGCAACCATCCAATCTGGCGGTTATGTAACGATTGTTCTGTTGGATAACTCGACTGCGGCTGGTTCTTGGGACAGACACGATTCCACACCAAGTAATGTTTCTTGGTCAACCAACACGCTAGATTACGCTGGTTCTATCACTAGCGCCACATGGAACGGCACTACTGTTGCTATCAATCGTGGAGGCACAAATGGAACGGCTACTCCTACTGCTGGTGCTATCGCCTATGGTTCTGGTACTGCTTACGCATTTACTGCCGCAGGTACTAGCGGGCAAGTTCTAACCTCTGCTGGTTCTGGAACTCCTACTTGGCAAACCCTTGCATACGCAACGATTACAGATGACACAACAACTAACGCAACCCGTTATCCATTGTTTGCATCTGCAACAAGCGGTAACTTAACGACTGAATACACAAGTTCAACTAAGTTCCAATTTAACCCATCTACGGGTGTATTGTCGGTAACAGGCATTGCTAGTCCAGCGATTACCAATCAGTTAGCAACAACCATCCGTGAAACTGCAACTGTTTCTGCAACTGCGGCAACGGGAACAATTAACTTTGACACGCTAACTCAAGTTGTTCTGTACTACACGACCAACGCTTCTGGCAACTTCACGCTGAACTTTAGAGGCAATAGCGGTACATCTTTGGATACTGTCATGTCAACGGGTCAGTCGCTATCGGCTACTTTCTTGGTGACAAACGGCACTACGGCTTATTACAATTCTGCTGTGACTATTGACGGAAACAGCGTCACACCTAAGTGGCAAGGCGGTTCTGCACCGACTTCTGGCAATGCTAGTGCGGTGGATTCTTACACTTATGTAATTGTGAAAACTGGAAGCGCGACATTTACTGTTTTGGCTTCACAAACCAAGTTCGCCTAATATGCCACGCTTATCCAAAATCGGTGGCGCGGCATTAGCGGCATTTGGGTGGACTGGCGGCGCATCTGTATCTGCTAGTTACCTTGTGGTTGCTGGCGGTGGCGGTGGTGGCGGTGCATCTACTGTGGGAAACGCTGGCGCTGGTGGTGGAGGTGGTGGATTTAGAAATGGCACAACCACACTTAACCCTACTCTTACTTATGCAGTAACAGTAGGGGCAGGAGGCGCGGGTGGTGCGGGTGGTAGCAGTTCAACGGGTTATAACGCAACGCAAGGTTCTAGTTCTGTATTTAATACTGTCACTTCTGCTGGTGGTGGTTTTGGCGCTTGCTATAACGCAACGTCAGCGGTAAGTGGTCGTGCTGGTGGAAGTGGTGGAAGTGGTGGTGGTTCTCTTGCGGGCGCTTCGGCTGGTTCTGGCAATACACCTTCAACATCCCCATCTCAAGGAAATAATTCAGGAACTTCTCTTGATGATGGAGGTTCTGGTGGTGGTGGTGCTGGTGCAGTAGGTTCAAATGCAACCACTACAAGCGGTGGTAATGGTGGTGCTGGTTCAGCATCAAGTATTTCTGGAACATCTGTAACTTACGCGGGCGGTGGTGCGGGTGCTGGTAGACCATCTTCTGGTGGCTCTAACGGAACAGGCGGCGCTGGCGGCGGCGGTACTGCAAGTTCAGCAAACCCAGGTAACGCTGGAACGGCCAATACAGGCGGTGGCGGTGCTGGTAATACTGATGGCGCAAACAACTCTACCGCTGGATATATTGGCGGTGCTGGCGGTTCTGGCGTAGTAATCATTTCATACACAAGCGCAACACAATTATTTGGTGGTGGAACTGTTACCCAATCAGGCGGTAACTTTATTCACACATTCACATCTTCTGGCGCACTTAGCCCTTTTTCATCTGTATCTGCAAGTTACTTAGTAGTGGCTGGTGGTGGTGGTGGTTCAGTTTGGGGCGGTGGAGGTGGCGCTGGTGGTATGTTGACAGGCTCTGGCTTGTCGCTAGACTCTAATTCCATTTACACAGTCACCGTGGGTTCGGGTGGTGCTGGTGGTTTGGCTTCTGGCGCGGCTTCAGCAAACGGCACAAACTCGTCAATCCTTTCCGTTGTAGCGATTGGCGGCGGCTTGGGTAAAGATGGAACTGCAACTGGAAACGGTGGGTCAGGCGGCGGCGGTGCTTATTATAATGCCCCTGGTGGTTTGGGAACGGCTGGGCAAGGAAATAATGGCGGCGCAAGTTCTGCGTCTGCCCCATACCAATCAGGCGGTGGGGGTGCGGGTGCGGTTGGTGGTAGCCCTGGCGGTGGCAATTCAGGTGGTTATGCAGGTAGTGGCGGTGCTGGAGCATCTTCAAGCATCTCTGGCTCTAGCGTCACATACGCAGGTGGTGGTGGCGGTGGAGGTGCAGTAAATGCTGGCGGTGCATGGTCAGGCGGTTCTGGTGGCTCTGGTGGTGGCGGTGCTGGCGGCACTTCTGGGGTGGGTACATCAGGTACAGCAAATACTGGCGGTGGTGGCGGTGCATCAGGTCGGTTAACCAATACATTTTATGACGCAGGCAATGGCGGCTCTGGCGTTGTAATCATTTCTTATGCTGGCTCACAAAAGTTTGGTGGTGGAACAGTCACATCTTCTGGTGGCAACACTATTCACACATTTACTTCTAGCGGGTCTTTGACTGGTCAATACACGGCAACTTATTTGATTGTTTCTGGTGGTGGTGCTGGAGGCGGTACAGTTGTCTCTGGTGCTAATGCTGGTGGAGGCGGTGGTGCTGGTGGATTGTTAAGTAGCACTATTAGCATAGTAAAAGGCACAACATACACCATAACAGTAGGCGCAGGAGCAACAGGCACAACTGGTCAAAGTGCAAATGGGTCAAACTCAGCATTTAGCGCAGTAGTAACTACAGTTCTTGGTGGCGGTGCTGGTGGTTCTAATGCGTCTGGAAATGCCACATATATAAATGGATTATCTGGCGGCTCTGGCGGTGGTGGTAGTTCACACACTACAAGCGGAACTGGCGGTGCTGGCACTTCTGGTCAAGGCAATGCTGGCGGTAATGGTCTTGTTTCTGCCCCAAATTATCCTGGTGGCGGTGGAGGTGGTGCTGGGGCAACAGGAACTACAGCACCAAACGGCTCTACTGCTGGTGGAGGCGGTGCGGGTACAGCATCTTCAATCACAGGCTCATCGGTAACTTACGCTGGAGGTGGCGGTGGCGCAATCTATGGTACTGGTGGAACTGCTGGAGCAGGCGGTGCTGGTGGCGGTGGTGCGGGTGCAAATAATACAGGCGTTGGTACTGCTGGAACTGCTAACACAGGCGGTGGCGGTGGTGGTTCTTGTTTAAATGGAACTGGAAACCAAGTAGGTGGAAATGGTGGTTCTGGTGTAGTCATTCTTTCTTTGCCAACAATCAACTATTCTGGCGCAACCACAGGAAGCCCAACTGTTACAACAAACGGTTCAAACACAATTCTGACTTACACAAGTTCAGGCACATACACGGCATAAGGAGAAACAAATGTCACACTTTGCAAAAGTAGAAAATGGAACAGTCACTCAGGTAATCGTTGCCGAACAGGATGTCATTGACTCTGGCATCTTTGGTCACGGATGGGTGCAAACCTCATACAACACGCATGGCGGTCAACACGCTAATGGCGGTACACCTTTGCGTAAAAACTATGCTGGCATTGGTTACACCTATGACGAACAACGTGATGCGTTTATTCCTCCAAAACCATATCCAAGTTGGACATTGGTAGAAGATACTTGTTTGTGGACTGCGCCCGTGGCTTTGCCAACGGATGACCAACGATACACATGGAATGAACAAAATCAATCTTGGGATGTGCAAGCATGACCGCATTTGTTTGGAAAATCTTACAAACCACTTCGGTGGATAACAGTCTAAAAAGCGTCTATTACTCAGTAATTGCCACAGACGAAGATAAGGTTGTTGAAAGCGAAGGTCATGCAGATGTGGATGGCAAGATAACCATTCCATACGAACAAATCAAAGAGTTAGACATCATCAACTGTCTAAAAGAAATGTATATGCAAGATGACCCAAAGTCATTAAAATCACGCCTAGAAGAACAGTTAAATTACCTAAAAAATGAGGTAAATACAGACTTTCCTTGGGCAAAACAGGTTTTTACGCCTAATCTGGGATAACCATGACTCAGCCAATCGACATTATTAGCAGAGCATTAAAAGACATTGGTGCTTTAGAGGCTGGCGAAACGCCAACTTCAGAGGCTACCCAAGATGCTTTTGATATGCTTAATGACCTTGTTGACCAATGGTCAAACGAAGACATGATGGTGTTCTATAAGTCGGAGATTGTGTTTTCGATTACCGCAGGGCAAACCCAATACACGATTGGCCCAACTGGAAATATCAATGCTAGTTTTGTAGGCTCTATCTCTGGCACTACCTTAACAGTTACCGCTATTAACTCTGGCGGCATTAACCTTGGGCAGTATTTGTCTGGCTCTGGTATTACCGCAGGCACAAAGATTGTCGGATTCCTTACTGGTGCTGGTAACAACATTAACGAGGCTGGCACATATACGCTAAACATTAGCCAAACAGTCAGTTCCACAACGATTACTGGCTACTATGAACGCCCATTGGCGTTAGATTCTGCCTTTGTGCGGATTAACACTAACTCTAATGGTCAGCCCATCGTAAGTGGCGGTTTGGACTACCCCGTGGCGGTGTTGAACCTAGAAGATTACGAAATGATTGGTCTAAAGACGCTGAGTGGCCCTTGGCCTAAAGCGGTTTACTACCAACCCTCTGAGATTCTTGGCAATATTTATGTGTGGCCTAGCCCATCTCAAGGTGAGATGCACATCTTTACTAACACAGTATTTCAGCGCTATCTATCGCTATACGACAACATCGCCCTCCCACAAGGCTACTCAATGTGCCTTAGGTGGTGTTTAGCAGAGCGTTTAATGCCTATGTATGGCAAAGCATCACCGACTCAGATTCAGATGATTAACGCCTATGCCGCCCAAGCCAAGGCTACGCTGAAACGCACCAACATGAAGCCACCGATGGTTTCACGTTACCCAGATGCGTTGTTGGTAGGTCGTGCTAAAGATGCTGGCTGGATTCTTTCTGGAGGCTTTGCTCGCTAATGGCAGATTTTGGCTTTGTTGGCCCATCCTATCCCGCTACTTCGGTTTACCAAGACTCGAATGAGTGCATAAACTTCTTGCCAGAAGTTGACCCACTTAAACAGCCTGGTGACCGAGGCGTGGTGGCGCTTTACCCAACGCCAGGTCTTACGATTAAAGCCATTTTGCCTAACCAACAAGAAGTTCGTGGTTTACGCACACTTTCTGGTGGCGCACAAATGCTTGCTGTTTGTGGCGCTTATGTATATGTGTTTAACAGCACATTAAATCCAACAATGATTGGTCAGTTAAATAGCACAACTGGTCGCGTAACCATATCTGATAACGGCATAAACGCTTACATCGTAGACGGAACTTATCGCTATACATGGCGCATTTCTACTGTTACTGCCGCTGTGTTTACGGGTTCTACATCTGGTACGACTTTGACTGTTTCATCGGTTAAGTCTGGAACTATTGCTGTCGGTCAAAACCTATTTGCTGTGGGCGCGTTACAAGAAACAGTTATAACGGCTCTTGGAACAGGCTCTGGCGGAACAGGAACATACACGATTGGTCGTTCTCAAACAATCGCTTCTAGCCAGATGTATACGTCTAGCCCAGGCGCTGTGATTACAGCCGCCATATCTGGAACTACGCTAACTGTTGCATCGGTAACTAGCGGTACTTTATATGTTGGTCAAACCATCCAAGGCGCTGGCATTACGACTCAAACCATCATTACCGCGCTAGGAACGGGTACTGGTGGCGCTGGTACTTACACAATAAACAACTCGCAGACAGTCGCATCCATCACGATGTACGCCCTTAATTGGACTGTACTGCCGTCTACGGATGGCGCTTTCTCAGGCGGTGAGACTTGCGATATTGTTGATAACTATTTTGTTTACAACAGACCAGCATCACAACAATTTGGTGCATCTGGGGTTTTATCGCCTATTTCTGGTAGTACATCATTCTCAAGTAAAGATGGTTCGCCAGATAACTTAGTGGCTCTCATTGTTGACCACCGAGAGGTCTACCTAATGGGTGAGGCTTCATCGGAAGTGTGGACAGATGTGGGTGGAAACCCTTTCCCATTCCAAAGAATCCCAGGCACTTCTACCCAACACGGCATTGCGGCTAAGTTTTCAATTTCCCGTTTTGGTGATTCATTTTGTTATGTATCTCGCAACAACCGAGGTCAAGCGCAGATTATGCAAATGAAGGGCTATGTGCCTACTCGCATATCTAACCATGCGGTTGAGAATTCCATCACCAATCAGTATGTAGACGATGCTATTGCTTGGACTTATCAGTTAGAAGGTCACGAAGTTTATGTCGTGTCTTTCCCTACGCTAGAGTTAACTTGGGCGTATGACTTAGCGTCTGGTATGTGGCACAAATGGCTATATACGAATAATGACGGAACTTATACCCGTCACAGAGGTAATTGCTGTGCGGTGTTTCAAGGCATGGTTTTGTTGGGTGACTACCAAAATGGCAACATTTACGAGTTAGACAAAAATAATTACACCGACAATGGACAAAATGTAAGAAGATTACGCAGAGCGCCACACCTCGTATCTGATTTCCAACGTCAATACTTTGATGAACTACAAATTCAGTTCCAGCCTGGCGTTGGTCTTACGGGCATCACTACACCGCTAAACAACGAAGTGGTAGGCGCTGACCCACAAGCCATGCTGAGATGGTCAAACGATGGCGGTTCTACTTATTCCAATGAGCATTGGACAACCATAGGCAAGATTGGCAAATACAAGAATCGTGCTATTTGGCGCAGATTAGGTACGGCTAGAGATAGGGTGTTTGAGGTAGTCGTAAGCGACCCCATCAACGCGGTGATTATTTCGGCTAACCTAAAAGCAACTGCTGGGGAGAACTAATGGCAACAGGCATTTCCAACACCTCGCAGTTAAACCCATACCCACAGACTGAGTTCTTGGATGGGCAGACTAAGCGCCCCACACGGGCTTGGCAACAGTTCTTCCTTAATCTGCTTAACTTCAGTTCTGCGGCTACGGCTACGGCTGGCTCGGCTACCTTGCCTGCTAACCCCGTAGGTTTCATCAATATAACAATAAATGGCGTTGCATACAAAGTGCCATATTACAATGTCTGATATGTCAATAACCCAATTATTTGCTGAAAGAAAAGGCACATTTGAGTGCGACTTGGGTATTGTTCACCATTTCTCAGATGGGCTTTACGCTAAAGAAATGGTAATACCAAAAGGTTACCAAATTGGTCAACACGCACATGAGTATTCGCATTTAAGTATTTTGGCAAAAGGTAGCGTCAAAGTTGTAACTGATGATGGCGTACAAGAATTTACTGCGCCAGCCTGTATAGACATTAAGGCTGGTATTCATCATGTAATTGAGGCTTTAGAGGACTCAACATGGTTTTGTATTCATGCAACTGATGAAACCGATGTTTCTAAAGTTGATGAAGTTTTGATTAAGGAGATTTAATATGCCAGTAGGATATGCAATGGCTGGTGCTAATATTATTAGCGGAATTATGGGCGCAGACGCGGCCAAAAGTGCCGCTGGTACACAAGCACAATCAGCACAACAAGCGTTAGATTTCCAAAAACAGCAGTTCAACACCATCCAACAACAAGGCGCGGCTGGTCGTGCGGCTGGTTATAACGCCCTTAATCAACTTGGTGGATTAGGTTCTGGTACTTATGGAATGTACGATGCTAGTGGCAATCCAACTGGGCAAGGCGTAGGAACTGGTTATTTAACCAAACAATTTAGTCCAGAAGATTTTGCGGCAGGCATTGACCCAGGCTACGCTTTTAGACAGCAACAAGGTCAAGAAGCCACTAATCGCATGGCAAACACAGCAGGCGGTTTGATTGGTGGAAACGCCCTACAAGGCTTACAAAACTATTCCCAAGGGTTAGCAAGTCAAGAATATGGAAACGCTTTTAATCGCTTTCAAACGCAACGCACAAACATCTATAACACTCTAGCGGGAATTGCTGGTTTAGGTCAACAATCAGTTAATACAAGCGCAAACGCTGGCGCACAAGCGGCTGGTCAAGTCGGTAACACAATACAGAATCTTGGTGCGTCACAAGCGGGTGGGACAGTAGGTGCGGCTAACGCAATTACTGGTGGCATCCAAAACGCTGGCAACCAATATTACTTGTCTCAGTTATTAGCAAGTAAACAAAACCAAAACCAAGTACCAGCGGGTTACACAGATACTGGTGGATTTGCTGGCGGTGGAACTGGTGTTGTAAATGTGCCAGGCCAAGGCACTATGTCTATTGGTGATTACTTTAAACCTAACTAAAGAGAAAATCATGGCAGAACCAGTAGCATTAGGAATTAAACCACCACAGCCAATGTCTCTTGGAGATATGCTAAACATCGCCCGTGGCGCACAGGCTTATCAACAAGCAGAACAACTTAATCCTTTGGCGGCTCAAAAAGCGCAAATGGAGATTGAGCAACTGCAAAAAACTAATCCACTTGCGGTCAGACAACAAGCGGCTTTGGCTACCACCGCAGAAACTGGCGCTACAAAAGGACAAGCAGAATTACAGGCTTACTATAAAGACCAAGCGCGTAAAACTTTTGGTGGTTTGTTGACTGATAAAGATTTTGACCCTTTGAATCCAAACCCAGAAGGAATAAAAGCCAAAATACAAGAGGCTGGCGATTATTTAACTAATGTTTTGGGCGTTCCAGAACACGAAAGCAAAGCACAAGCCAAACTTTTAGACCACATTGACAAACATGGTGTTGCTGGCGCAAAAAGGGTAATTCAACAAATTGCTAATGGTATACAACAAGCAGGCACATCATCTGAGCAGTTTGCACAGGCTAATCGTGCGCCTACTTCTGTGTTTACTGGTTCAACAAATATTCTTTATCCAACATCACCATATCAAAAGAATCAAACAGTCGCAGAATTCCAGCAACAACTTGGGCCAAATCAAATATACGAACCAACTGGCAGAGTGGATGCAAACAACGAACCTACTGCTTACATCAAAGACAAGTCTGGTCGTATTTTGGGTGAGGTTGCAATTCCTGCTGGTGTACAAGCAAACAATGTTGTGGGTAAAACTCCAAACAGATTACCAGCCTATGAAACTTCAGACACAGTAGCAAAAGCAAGAGCAGACCAACTTGCTGTACAAAATGCGGCAAAAGGTGTTCAGTCATCACAATACAATAACAACACAATTATTAACTTGGCTGACAAATCGTTGGTTGGTTCTAATGCCGAAACATTGGCTAAATTAGGTGGTGGTTTTGCTGTCCTAAATGCTGTTGGTACAGATTCTTTTACTGCGGTTGATAATCGCCAAAAGTTAGGTCACGCACTTTCACAAGAAACCTTAAACTTGTCATCTAGTGCTGGATTGGGTACAGATGCCGCAAGAAGTCTTTCATCTCAAGTTTCTGGTGATATTCAATGGACACCAGAAGCAATTAAATCAACTGCTAGAACTAACAGGGCTTTAAGTACGGGCGCAGATATGCTTAATAGAGGCATAACCATTGCTATAAAGAACGCAAACAATAACCCATTAGCGGGTCGTGATTTCCAAAACAAGTGGAGTACGCAAGAAGAATTGTTGCCAACATTGCAATTTATAGATTCAATGCGTAATGCTAAATCTGACCCAGAAGGCGCTAAGAAAACAATCGAGTCTTTGGGTGGTTATGGTTCGCAAAAATACAAAGATATGTTGAAACGCGCTGGTGGCTTGAATGACCTAATCACGAAAGGCCAGTAATGTCTGAATTTTCAATGGAAGCCTTAGATGCGGTTGCCCGTGGAGTTTCTGGTACAACTACGCCTGCAACTGGTAAAAGAATTATCAAAGGCGTTGAATCAACAAAATTAAACCCACAACTGCAACCAGATGCTGAACCAACAGCAGAAACCACACAACCTGATTTTTCATTTGACATGAAGAATTTGGATAAACAAGCGTTTCAAATAGCATCTGGGAAGATAGAAGTTCCACAAAAAAAATCTTCTGCAATAGCAAAGTTTGGTCAAGGTCTTGCCGCGTTAGGCGATGTGACTGTTGGCGGTGTGTTGCCTGCTATTGCTGGAACTGTTGCATATCCTGTTGCAAGAGCAATTTATGGTACACAAATGCCAGCAGAACAAGCGGCACAAAAAGCACAACAAGTTCAACAAGGCATAGTAGGTTCAATAGATAAACCATTTGGTAAAGCACTTGGTGTAACTGAAACGGCTGGTTACAAAGGCGAAGCCGCTAATCAGTTAGTAAATTTTATTGGTGAAAATGTTTCAAAAGGCGCTGATTGGATTTCTAAAAATACTGGTATTCCAAAGGCTGATGTAGAAAGTTACATGAACACGCTTGGAATTGCTGTTACGCCTACTGCTGGTAAAGTAATTGCAAATGAAGCAAAAATAATTGGTGGTGCAATAAAAGAAAAAATGCCGACTGTTCGCATGGAAATGCAAAAACAGTTAGAGGCAAAACAAGTACCAGAATTGACAAAAAACATAGACCAATTACAACAACAGTTTGAACAACAAAAAGCCGCAGGACAAGCCAAACCAGCCGTAGAAACAGTTACATCGCCTACTGGTGAGCCTGTTGCACAAGTTAATTTAGGTACGGCTAAACCTACAACACCTGACGCGCCATATACAGAACTTAGTTATTCGGAAAAAGGTTTGCCATTGGATGAACAATATGCTCGCGCTAAAGTATTGCAAAAAGTACTTGGTGAAGACCATGCGGTCGATTTGGCGGCTATTGAAGGCAAAGGCAAAGAACGCGCCACTAACTTTGATGTATCTAGAACCGATACGCCACAAGGCAATTTGTTAGCAGAACGCATAGCAGATGAACAGGCCAGATTAGCAAAATATGGTGAAGGATTAATCAAAAAAACAGGCGGCACTATTGGTTTAGATGAATCCGCTTCTTACAAACGAGGAAATGTTTTATTAGCACCTTTAGAAGAATATGGAAATATATTTGATAAAGAAATTGAAAAACTTTACAAAGAACGAGATAAAACTGCTAAAGAAGTACCAGTACAAGCAAACTTTACAAAAGATTTATTAAATGATAATTCTGTTATTCAATTAAATGATAACGAAAAATTAGCAAAAGCAACCAAAGCCAAAATGGAAAAACTTGGCATGATGGATAAAGAAGGTAATTTGTTAAATACAGATGCTTACACTTCGGAACAATTAAGAAAATGGCTAAACGAACCAAATGTGTGGTCTCCTCAAAACGCGGGGTTACATCGTTTACTTAAAGATTCTATTGATAACGATGTGTTTGCTCATGCTGATGAAGTAATTCATAAAGATGCTAGAGCATTACATGGATTAAAGAAAGACACATTAGATAACCCAAAAGGTATTGCAACAATTTTGGATGAAAGTGGGCCTAATGGCATTAACAGAAAAGTAGATGTAGAAAAAGTAGCAAGCAAAATTGCTGGTATGGGTGTTGACCAATTTACGCACATTATTGATACATATAAAAATATGCCTTCTGAATTGCAACCAAAAGCACAAAAGGCTTTGGCAGAAATAAAATCACAATTTCTTAATCAAGCATTAGCGCAAAAAAGCCCTAATAAATTGACAACATACATGACCGACAACCAAGAGGTTATGAATCGTTTGTTTACTCCAGAAGAAATGGCAGATATACGCGATTACCACAATGCTTCACAAATCCTAAAAACCGATGTTGGCTACAAAGGCGCGGCAGTTCAAAAAATAAATGTTGAAAAGAAATTGGCAACAAAATTAAAAGAACACGCTGTTTCAAAAGGTGCGGCATTAACGGCTGGCGGTCTTGCTGAAGGACTTACTGCGGGTATAACAGGTGGAACTGCTGGTACAGCGGCTGGATTAGCAACAAATGAATTGATAGGTAGGCATTTTGAAAAAGGTCATGCTAAAGAAATAGCAAAAGCAGAAGCAGAAGCGTTTAAACAAACACAAGAGCGTTTTGTGCCTATTAAAGACTTATTAAAATTACAAAATAAGCCATCAACTACAAATCGCATAGAACTTAGAAATATGGCCCCAGGCCAGCCAGACTAAAAGGACACACATGGCAGTCAATCTCTCCCCAATCGGCAACGGATTTCAGTTCTTTACCACTACTGGCCAACCCCTTGCTGGCGGTCTAATCTACACCTACCAAGCGGGTTCATCTACGCCCCTTGCTACTTATACCGATAACACAGGTGCAACGGCTAACGCTAACCCTATCGTCTTAGGTAGCGATGGCAGACCTACCAATGAAATATGGCTAACCTACGGCTTTAATTACAAGTTTGTATTAAAAGACTCTGGCGGAACTACCATACAAACATACGACAACTTGTATGGAATTATTGGCACACAGCCAGCAACGGGGGCTACGATTCCCGCAGGCTTAATTGCCATGTGGTCTGGTTCGATTGGTTCTATCCCATCGGGTTGGTATTTATGTGACGGCTCTAATGGAACGCCTAACCTAACAGACCGATTCATTATTGGTGCTGGTTCTACTTATGCGGTGAATGGAACTGGTGGCGTGTCTAGTGTGACGCTAACCACCAACAATATGCCATCGCACACGCACACGGCTACATCTACTGTTACAGACCCTGGCCATGTACATTCAAATGGCGTTGCTAATTACACAAACCCAGCAGGCTCTGGTGGCGGTTCTGCTTCTGGTGGCGCGGCTAATACTGGTTCTGCCGTTACTGGAATTACGGTGGCTACAACAATTACAGCCGCTGGTTCTGGTACTTCATTCAGCATCTTGAACCCTTACTACGCACTAGCCTTTATCCAGAAAGCCTAATATGAATACCATAGACGCAACAGATGCCCGTTTGTCGGCACACGAAGAAGTTTGCGCTATGCGTTACGAGCAAATCAATGCTCGACTAAAACGCTTGGAACAAATCATCATTAACGCTTGCGGTGTCCTATTGATAGGCATGGGTGGCGTTATATTTACTTTTATGACGCACAGATAATGTGGAACCCATCACGCTTACCTTTGCGGCTTGCAAACTAGCCTATGAGGGAATTAAGACAGCCGTCGAGGTCTACAAAGATGTCAAGAGGACTGGCGGTGAGGTTGCGGGTATTGCTGGTGAAGTCGGTGGGTTACTCTCGAAATTCTTTCATGGTCAAGACCAGATAGAAGAAGCGCACAAACAAAAACTAGAAGAGACGCGAGAGTTAGCAAGTCAAGGAAAAGTAAAGAATGTAACAATCCAAGCGATTGACAATGTAATGCACTTACGCCAAGTAAGGCAGTATTACAAAGACTTGGAACACATGGTTCGCTATGAGTTAGGTATGCCTGACTTGTGGGTTGAGATAAAACTAGAACGCGAGCGACTTGTTGCCGAAGCATTAGAGGTTGAAATGCTACATAAACAAGCCACGGAACGCGCTGAGTTAAAAAGAAAAGAAAAGATAAGAAGAATAAAGCAGAAGATACATATATATGTTGCTGGCTTGATTGCGGTAATTTATGTATGTATAGCAATATGGTGTTTAAGTTGGTTGGTGAAATACGATAGGGAATGGAGATGGGGATACTAATATGGGAAATTCTCGTAATGGTAGTTGTGACCATACTTATCGTTGTGGTGGTAGGGTGCGCGACTTGGTTTGTGCGTGAGCATGACAAGCGGGCTGACTACTATAAAAAGCAAGCAGAAATTTGTTGGAGAAATAAATGAATGACCTACTCGGCTTACTTAAAGGTATCGCGCCCACGCTGGCAACTGCTGTTGCTGGCCCTCTGGGTGGCATGGCGGTGTCCGCTTTGGCTACTAAGTTTGGTGTCTCCGATTCTGTCGAATCCGTTGCAAAAGCGATTGCTGGCGACCCGCAGGCGGCTCAAAAGATTGCTGAACTGGAATTAGAGTACGCCAAGTTAGATGCGGCAGATAGAGACTCTGCGCGTAAGAACGAGGCGGCTTTGGCTACCAGCGAACACACACCAATGTTAAACAAGTCGGTTACGCCTATCCTTGCGTTGGTTGTAGTGATTGCTTGGGGACTAATTCAATATCACTTATTGACGCATATCGTGCCAGATGTGATGCGTGAAATCATTATCCGAGTGCTAGGCACTTTGGATGGTGCGCTAGTTATGGTTTTGTCTTACTACTTTGGCGCAAGCCACAAACATTAATATGTTGCTCACACCTCACTTTACCCTTGAAGAACTTACCCATACTGACCACAGAGAGTTTGACAACACCCCTAATAGTTCTGAGATAAACAACCTCAAACGACTAGCGGAGATGCTAGAAGAGGTTAAGACTTTGCTAGACGGCAAGCCGATTATGGTTAACTCTGCGTTTCGGTCAAAAGCCGTAAATGATGCTGTGGGTTCAAAAGACACATCACAGCACAGAGTTGGTTGTGCGGCTGACATAAGAGTGCCAGGTCTCACGCCTGACCAAGTAGTACAAGCCATTAAGAACTCGCCAATACAGTTTGACCAACTTATAAGAGAGTTTGACTCTTGGACACATATATCTGTATCAACTAACCCATCTGGCACACCACGTAAAGAAATATTGGTGATTGATAAACAGGGAACACGGGTGTATTCATAAATTGTTCATATTGACAACATCTAATACGCACCATGAAAATACAGCGAGTAAATACGCGGCTCGACTCTGTGCAAACAAGGCTGTCGGTATTACAAAACAAATGCTTACCATACGATAAACCCTATGACACAACTCATGGAACTTGGTGGATTGCTACTAAGGATGGCGTGGATATTGGTTTCGCTGGTCTTATTTGTTCTCCTTGGTGGAGTGATTGCGCTTACCTTATACGCTGTGGTGTTTTGCCTAATTATCGTGGACTCGGATTACAGAAAAAGTTTATTCGCGTCAGAATTAGACAAGCAAAAACTCTCAAAATGAATTGGATTGTCACGAGTACCTATGACAACCCAGCCTCTGCAAATTCCCTAATCTCCTGCGGTTTCAAGATGTTTAACCCAAGCAAGCCTTGGATGACTAAACATACATCCTATTGGCGTTTAAAACTGGAATAATCATGCCTCAAAACCCTATCGTGACTGATGCTGAGTTCATAGAATTATGGAAAGTACATGGTTCTGCTTCTGTTATACAGAAACTTATAGGGGGCAATATACGAACTATTCAAAAGCGTAGAGCCACTTTAGAGGCAAGATATGGCGTTTTATTAGAAGCAAAAAACCCTTATGGAAGACCAGAAAGACCTAAAAGCGCATACGAGCGTAAACAACTAGGCATCCTTAATGGCGTTGGGATTGTGTTTAGTGATGCACACTATTGGCCAGGCATCGTTACAACTGCTCATAAAGGTCTTTTATGGGCGATTAAAGAGTTTAAGCCATCATTTGTGATATGTAATGGGGATGCGCTAGATGGGGCAAGTATCAGTCGTTTCTCACCCTCTGG